TGGTCATCAGAAAAATCAATATAGGTATCAGTATCGCCAACATGCCTGATCCTCTGTGTTACTAACAAATCATCACTTACAATAACATCACCGAAATGTGTAGTAACACCAGAAACAATTAAATTTGTAGTAGTGGTAAGTCCCGATATACTAACACCTTCTAAACTAGTGGCAAATTTCTGAACACCATTATAAAATAATGATACCTCGTTATTAACATTAGCTTCAAGATATCTCTCACTACCATCTTCTCTTTTAAGTTGGATTTTATCACCACGAATTCTAAGATCACCACCAGTATTTTTCAGGAAGGTATGAGAACCTCCATGCCATATCTCAAAATCTTTATTACTTCCAAATTCTAATCGAGTATCATCATATAAAATCAAATCATTTGTAGAATGATCCCATAACATTCCTGATGTATTACCATTAAATTTAACATCATCATTGAAGGTAGAAAAACCAACAACATTTAATGTACTCGTACTTACATTAGTAGTACCAAGACCTACACTACCACCGCCACCAGTTCCACCTTTCCATTTTCCTGTGCTGGAATCATACTCTAAAACCTTACCATCAACCATTGCAGAGGATATATCCACATCCTCTAAGTCCTCAATACGAACAGCACCGCCACCACCTAGAACAGATAGTTGCTGCTGAACTCTATTAACAAATAATCTATAATGGTCTGAAAGATCCTGTAAAGTAACAAATTTTTGGTCTAAAGGTGTTAAAGGATCCGAATTCTTTGCACTCGGAATAATATTTAAAAGACCTTCAGTGGTAATACTTTTATCAACTTCATCGAGATTATATTGTAAACCTTCAATTTTTGTTAAAAGTTTTTGATTCTCCTCAGATAAATTATCAACTTCCTCTAGATATTTCTCTTGATCAGGTATTTTTAATGATGCAATTCTATAAAGGAGATCTTTAACCTCAGTATTTAAACCTTTAATTTCCTCATCATAAGACCTAACTTCTACATTCTCTTCTTTTCTAAGTTTAATTAAATCCTTGACAGTAGGAATAGACCTAGAAACAGAATCAACTTTTTCCTGAAGTCTTTTTATATCCTCATCATAAGATTTAACTTCTGGAGGATTAACTGGAGTTTCTTCCTTTATTTCTTCTTCCTTAATTATTTCAGCGACTACTTCTTTATCCTCACCAAAATATTCTTTTGGAGCAGCAAATTTTTTATTTTTTAACTTCTCTTCCTCCTCTAATTTCTTCCGAGCCAATTCTTTTACAAGAACCTCATTTTGTTTATGCTCAAAAAAATCGGAGGGATTTTTTAGTGACACCTTAATGTTATTCCGAGGGTTCATCTATTTGAATATTTATCACTAAGACCAAGCCTCAGATTCGTCACCAAATATAAGGTAATTTACCATACTACCAATTCCTGTTCCACCAGATGAGGGGGCAGTAATCTCTAAAACAATTTTTTCTCTGTCTGTCATAATAATAGGATATGATGGTAAATCCCACAAATAAGTTTCAGCAGGAGCTAAATCCCTTCTTAATAATCTATATGACGACTTTCCAATTCCCTCAACTTCTTCAAAATGAGGATAAACATAAACAGAAGAAGTGCAAGTTCCTAATCCAGTATTATGCATTAAAATACTTCTGATATAGGTTGTACTTGCAATACCTACTCCACCAGCAGTTTCAGTTATGCCAATTGTAAATACACCAGTAGTTGAAATACCAGTAAGAGATATAATGGGGGATAATTTATTCTGTAGTGCCATTTTGATTCTTAATTAATTTGGCAAGATCTGCGGTAGAACCAACAAAAAGAGCATTGGTAACATTTTTTGGACCTCTCTTCTCTTCTTCATTGACATCTTTAAGTTTCTTCTGAAGATCCATTAATTTATCAGTAGCATCAGAAACACTCTTAATTAATTGTCCTGCTACTTCATATGCTCTAGGCATATCACTATCTTGAGCAACCTCAAGAATACCATTAATTGCTTCTTGTCCTTTTTCAATTATACTATAAAGATTGCCTCTTGTATACTCATAATCTTTTTCAATATCATCTTGAGTAAGTCTAGCAGGTTTTTCTCTTTGAATCACATTAGATTTTTCTTCCACTACTTCAACATCTGAAGCTAAGTTAAAAGTTTTATCTAATTTAGTATATTCTTTAGTTATTGTCATGTAATTGTACCACTGAACCCAAAGTCATCTCCAAGTTCTATCAATTCATTATCTGCTGCAGTAATACCCTTAATTGTAGCTCCCCTCAAATGAGATGCTTGTGTGGTATTGTCCTTTGCTCTTTCAACAACTATAGAATTACCATCAATCTTCTTAACAAAGATCTCTTCATCCCCAATAGCATAATATGTATTGACATCTAATCCACTTCCGTCTGCTACTGTCCACTTTAGATCTGAGAGTCCTACATCTGCCTCTACAGTTGTAATTACATCTCCTGTGTAATCCTTGACTGCTCTTGGAACAACAGAATAAGTAATATCCCTTTCGACACTCTTGGAACCACCAGCCATGTAATTGACAGACATCTTCTTGATGATATCCGTTGTTGCAGTGGAAACAGGACCGAATAGATATGTTTTTGCAGTAAATCTTAAAGTATAAAGAAGTACTCTTCTTTGAGTAAAGTCTCCTTCATAATCATCTTGCATTGTTATATTTTCTAAAACAATAGGAATATCTCTCTTCTCTTTAATACTTTCTACTAACTCTACACTAATATTATATGATGGTTGGAAATATGGTAAAATTTGCTCTACAATCTGCAATGCATCATCATTTAACTTTGTCATAACAGCAAGTTCAAATTGCATATTATAAGGAACTGGCATATATGCTTTTTTAGTATCCTTACCAGAATCTGGATCCTTTACAGTAAACTGCTGTGTAGTAGTAACCTTTCTAGATGGATCATAAGTCATCCCCGTAAACTCAAAGGACATCCTTGGCAGCGTAATTGCCGTAGACTTATTCAAATCAGGAGACTGATTTAATCTTGCTAAAAACTTTTGAGTTGGACCATAAGCCAAAGGAACCCTCATAACACCTACAGTAGCATCCGAAGAATCTGTATGAGTAATAGATATGCCATTAAACAAAGAACCAAATGAAATAATGGTTCTCCTCAAGATTTCGTTATAAAAGTACTCAAACATTGTTATTATATTCCTTTATGTTGTATTTATGGCATTCCAAAGGGATTGGTTTCACTAAAGTCTATAATAGAATCTGCTTCTGTCTCAATATTAACATTATCAGCAAAACCATCATCCTGTGGCTCAATGTCAGCAACTCTAAGAACACGAGAAGCACCTGAAGTTGCTCCCGTTAAAGTATCACCAACAGCAAATGTTCCTGTAACACTATTTACTTCCAGTTCATTTGTAGAAGAATTCCAAGTTCTCACTCTTGCAGTAGTTCCACTTATACTTCCAGTAATGGTCTCATTAAAGACAAAATTACCAGTAGAATCCATTGAAGGAGTAGAGAATGTAGCAGTTAATGGAAGATCACCTGCAGTGTATCCAGCACCACTATTAGTGTACCAAACATCAGTTACTTGACCAGGAGCATTAAGAATAGCAACCGCAGTAGCAGTTGTACCAATACCCGTCTTAGTTACGGCTAGTGGTGTAGGCATTGTCACTGTAGGTGCCACTGTGAACCCACCACCAACATTAGTAACTGTTACAATACCCAATGTACCATCACCAGCAAACATAGTACCTGCTGCACCAGTTCCTGTATTACTAGTAAATCCTATACCTGCAGTTGCCGTATAACCAGCACCTGGATTTACGATTCTAACTTCCTGAACAGATTTTGCTTTGGCATTTACATTAAGATTGCATACTTGCATTCCAGAAATCATATATGCAGTTAAAATACCAGTTACTCCTCCAGATGGAGCAGAAGATACCCCTATGTATGGTGGTGTTATATATCCACCACCCCTATTTGTGATGTTAACATATTGAAGACCACCGGAGGTTATAATACCAGTGTATGCTGCTGCTGTAACGCCCGTACCGACCACTGTAAGGGTCTGTGAGGGTCCTAAAATCGTAGAGATACCATCTTCAGTGGTTCCATCTAAATCATCTCCTACGAGCTCGTCATCAATCTCAGAGATACCAGTATCAATAACCTCATCTTCGTAACGGAAGAGTTCGCATCTCAGTTCATAAACATAATTCTTTTGTAATTGGTAGAAGGGTTTTTCGTGTTCTACATACTTAATCTCAAACAAACGATCCCCTAATGGGAAGTAAATTATATCCCCTTCCTTAGGTCTAGTAGTAAGTTTTACATTAGCTTCATTTTTCATCAATGGAGAAATATAATTCTCAAATCTCTCTCTAGAAATAATTAAAGTTATCTCATTAGTTGCCTCTATACCAAACTTAGTTAATAATACTGGATTCTGTCCATATCCATCAAAATTATCAACATATGCCTCAAGAGGATAAGCATCATCAAATTTAGATCTTATAACCTCTCTTATAACAGTCTTCTCATCCATATATTTGCGAGGTAAATAATGCACCTCAACACCATACATCCTCAACTGTTCGTTGATTAAATCTTGAACAAGATTCTGCTCAGTTTTAGCTCCTTGCTGGAAATATGGATTGAGCATAATATTAACCTATCATATCTAATGGTGGTAGTTCCCAAGTATTGGACATCTTTTCACGGATTCTTTCTAAATCCTTTTCAGCATCATCATAAATTTGTCGTCCATTTAATTCAATACCACCAGGTAATTTAACTCCCTGGAATTTCAATAAATTTTGTCCCCACTGCTTTTTAATAAGAGCAGTTGCATAAGGTTTTAAGAATGAATCATTCCATACCCTATTATAATCATTTGGGTTTAATAACCGATAACAATCCATAATAATAAAATCACCTTTATTAAGTTGATTCCAATCAATATCCAAATATAATCGATCTTGTCTTTGATTAAATCTTATTTGTTTTTCCGTAGTCATTGCAAATTGAATATCTTCTAGATATGTCTTAACCATTGCATAAGTTAGAACTTCAGTAGAACCCCAATAATAGATATCATTTAAAAATAACTGATACTTAACACTAAACATATTATTAGTGGCAGTATCCATCCCATCAAAATGCATTACTTTAGTTACACCAATAATCTCTGGTGGAACTTCTATATAATTACTATTTTCATACCAATTAAATGATGTAGATACACCTGCAATGTCTGCAGTTGCGGTAGTTGTAACTATTCCTGAGGTATTAGTTGAAGTAGAAGTTTTATATGCTGTTCCTCTATCAATATCATCTTGAGTTACCTCATATTTCATAAACAACTGAGTAACACCATCAAAATGACGCTCATTGAAATACTGAACTGCATCATCGATTAAATCATCAACTTGCTCATCAGCAACATTAACTTCCAATACAGGAGCTCCTAGCTGCCTTAGACAGTATTCTTTAAATGTTCCTCTACTGGTTGGTTGTGACATTTACCGTATTATCCCTTGTAATATTTAGGGTGCAGATGATATACCCGAATAAACTAGAATATTACCATTGACAATATTATATATTGTTGCACCAGAACTTACCAAAACGTTATAAACATATCGACCTTGTGTCAAATTCCTAGTATCAGTAGAACCAAGAGATATATTAAATATTCCCCCAGCAGCACTTGTAAATCCAACTGTGAAAGTAGTTGTAATTCCTAAAGTTGCTCCAACAGCAACACTCTTAGACATTTGAGCAGATCCTGTCCATCCAGTGGTTGTAGCAATACCAACAGCATTTGCTGTAGAAAAATCAAATACAGCATTAGATGTATCAGTTACATTATATGTTGCACTAAAATTAGAACCACCATAAATGGTCAAATTCGCTGCATATGGAACTCCTGCATCTGGATCAAAGGTTAAATTTTTACTTGCCATTGACTAATTCCCTTAGTAAAGATTTGATTTCTGTCATCTCACCTTTTAAACTATCAAGATCATCTTTCATAGTGTGAAGATCTTGATTTTTTAATTTTTTTACATCACGTCTATGGACGTATCGATCATGTTCCATACTATTTACATTAAGTATTGCTCCTGAAATAGGATCTCTTGCAAGATCACTATGACCATCAACCTTATAATTATCATCCATCACGCTAATGCCATAACTCTAAGATCTTTCATTCTTGGAACATAAACCTGACTGGTAGAAGTTAATACAATCTTGACTCTATAAGTCCTATATGAAGGTAAATCATCTGCAGTAAATGAATATTCTGCATAATCCAAATCACCAGCCTCAAATCCATAAGTATTTGATGGTGTAATAAACTTGTCAGGTTGACCGTTA